CCGATGCCAGGTTCTGAATTCCGCCACCGACGATGTTCACCGAGACAAATTTCAAATAGATAGTTTGACCGATCAGATTCGCCGGATAGGGGAAGTGACCGATCGCTCCATTGAGCAACGCAAATTGTGCTCCTGTAGGATGATCGGCGATCGTCGTGTCATAGGCGCCACGGTACAGAATGCTTAGGTTATATTCCGAGGTCCCGGTCAACGTCGCCATCTGATAAGCGAGCAACTCCCCGCCGAGATAGCTTAACGTGGCAAGGTTCTGCGCATCGGTCGCTGATACTGAGGAGAGGAAACCTCGGCTATCCGCAAGATCGACGGAAAGCGTGTCAACCGTGTCTGGTGATGCGTGCGCCGGCAAATCGGCGGTCGAGACACCCTGTGTGGCCGGTGCGTCGACCGTCCCGGCCAGCGCGTAGGAGCTGCCATCACTCGAAATCCAGACTTGTGCCGAACCCCAGTTGGGGCTACCCGACAGCCCTATCCAGATTTCGAGATCGCCTGACAGCAATCCCGCCGGCGGCTCGAAAATAAGCGGTGGATTGATGTCGCCGGGCGCGGAATTGTAGTTCGGCACATAGCCGGAAGCGCCCTGCTTAGGGTAAACTACCGCTGTCGAATAACCGCCGAAAAAATCCTCGGCAGTGATCGACAGCGTTCCTTCGTCGTCTTCTTCTACCGCGGTAATACGCACGGTTAATGCGGTGGCGCCGAGCCGCGCATCGGTGATCTGGACGAGGTCCATCGGCTCCAGCAGGCAATACTTCCAACCAAGCTGGAAAGTGTAGGTGTTGCGAAAGTAGAGGCTGCGCTGTAGCAGCAGCTGCGCTGCTATCGGGCCGGCATAGGTCGCATCGACGATCGCGTTTGCCTTCAGTGAAGTGTCTCGGCGCACGCCGTATAGATCGATGGATGCCTGGTCGAACGTTTCGACGATCGTCGTGTTGTAGCTGTTCGACCGATCGAGGCACTCGACTTCGATCATGTTGTTGGCGTCTGCTGGGGTCGAGCGGACGATATGCACGGGGTCGTCGGTAAAGCCTCCGGTAATTGGACCCGCACCTTGCCGCAATGCCGGCCCGCCCGGGTTCACGCCGAGATTGGTACCGACGCTAGATTCCTGGACGATAAAATCATCCTCGCCGAGGCTGTAGAGTACGGTCGTGTTTGGCGTGAATGTGTTTGGCGCACTCGTCATACCGACCGAGATCGTTTCGACGCCGCTGGCGCTGCTAGTGACCGTGGTGCCGCTGCCTTTGGCCTGAACGATAACCAGAGAATTAACCGAGCAGGATGCGTAAATGCCGTAACCGCTCAGCGTTCCGTTGCCGGCCACCTGTTGTGCCAGCCCGGCTGCGGCGCTGGTATAAGAAGTCTGATCGGCAAGACTGACGCTGTAGGCGACCGTGATCGGCAACCCGGGAAGGGCAGGGTTGGTGAAGGTCAATGTCAGCGTGTCGCCGGCGACGATCGTCCCTGAAAGGGCGATCACAGTGTAGGTGGCACTTAGCGGCTGATCGCCGTAGGGCAAGATCTTTAACAATGCACCCGACCAGACGATCGCGCTGTTTGATATCTTGACTATGTCGCCCAGAGATTGTTGCGCCTCCTGCTGGGTGTCGAGCAGAGGCGACAGGAACAGCCCGGCAGCGGCACAGTAGTCAGAATAGGTGCCTAGGCTATCGAGATTAGCCGCTGGAAAACCGGCGCCGTATCGGGCGTTGGTCAGAAAATCGGTGACGATCGCCGCCGGGTTAGCGTCGAAACCATTGATCCCACTGCCGGCCTCTATCCCGATGACCTCGACAGAGAAATTGGGTAGGGTTGCAGTCATGCCTAATTGATAGTTGTCTAGGGTGAAGTTGGCCGTTCCTGAATACCCCAGTGCCTTCGCCGGGTGATTGGTGATCCAGAACGGGTCCGAAGCCTGCCCGTCCGTACCCAGATTGATCGTCGACAATCCCGGCAAGCTGCTCAGCAGCGCCGTATTCTTGTCCCACCAGACCGTGCCAAAGCCCGCGACCGGCCCCTGGCACACCCCGAGAATGACCGAGGCGCTGTAATTGTATTGCTGATTACCCGTTTTACCCCCGCCCCCACCCTTGCCCTTCAGGCCCGAGCTCGCCGGCGTTGCGGTGAAATCGTCATAGTCGATCAGGTTGGGCGCGGCCCGCGTCGTCCCATAGACGAGCGGGATCACGCCGCCCTTCTGCGAGGTTTGGAATTGCAGCGAGCCGACCGCAGTCTTTTGTTTGGCGTTCGACCTGCCGCCGAGAATGCCGGTCATTTGGAAGCCAGCTATGGGATCTAGGAAAACGGACAGAAAAACCGCGTAGTGCGCCCGGCGAGTTGCCCTTGACCAGCGTCGCCGTAGACGACACCGGCATTGTGCCAGGCGTGGATCAGCCGGGGCCATGCGACGACGATCGCGCCATGAGCAAAGCACCGACCAAACTTGAACAGCACGGCATCGCCCGGCCGTGGCGGACCGGCATTTTCGCGGGCGTAGTGCATCAGGCCCTCGAGGTAACGCTCGATCCCGCGGTGCAGATGCCAATCCGGCGGGTAGAACGGCACATCGACGTGAGGGATAACACCCGCCGCTTCATAAACCTCAGCCAGCAGCATCAAGCAGTCTGTCCCCGCATCCTTGACGCGGCCCATGTGGTGATAGGGCGTGCGCAGCCAGGTCGCCGCCTCGGCCACGACTGCTGCTCGTCGCGGATCGGTCATACCGCGGTCTCCGGCGTCGGGATGTAGGGCATCCCACCGAAATGGATGGCGTTGTTAAAGACGCTGGTGCAGGTCGCGATGGACCGGTCGCAGCCAGGCAGAAGCTGGAACTGATCGCCGACCATCGGAGGCGAAAGGAAGGCGAGCTTGACCGAGACGTACCCGCTGCTCATTCCGGCAACGGTCCTACTGTCGCCCGCATTCGAACCGGATAGGCCAAAAATCGTGCCCTGGACGTAGAGCCCGGCCGGAGTCGGGTTGACCGTGCTGAGGATCTGGGTTTCTGTCGAGCCGGAAAGGCATGCAAAATTCGCTTGTAGCGTCGCACGGTTGAACTGGCACATCGCGTCGCCGAAGACATGCGTGCAGGAGGACTGCCACAGTCGCCGCGGCATCTGAATATTCAACAGCTCCAAATGCGAGCGGCATTTCATGTCGATGCCGGTACGGCTGCAATCGATGTCGGAGATGCGGCCGGCGAACAGCACCACCGTTCCAGGACTGGTGTCGCCGTAGCTCGGCATGAATGCGCGCTCAATCTGCAACAGCGCGCCGTCGAGTTGCCCTTGCCATGCTGCTTCCAACCACGGGGTTCCGCCAATCAGGTCGGTCTTCTCGGGGTAGACCTTGATATCCAGTTCGTCGACCTGCGTGCCGATTACGGTGCTGGTTTTCGAGCGCTCGAATTTGGGACCGACGGCAAAGGTGAACCCATTGGCGACAATTGCCGTGGGCGCCGCAGAACAGCGCAGCAAGTTGCCGCCGACCAAGGTAAAGGTATATAAATCGGCCATGACAAACTGCGTGCTTGAATTCAGCAGCGCAATCAGCGCCGGCGAGGCCGCCTTCATGTCCGCACCGAGATGAACGTCAGCTTCTTGAGTTGCCATAACCGATACATGAAATTCTCAAAATCATAGCTGTCGTCGACAAAGCGGCAGCGAAACCAATAAGAAAAGTCCGCAGTGATCACCAGACCCGTACCGGGCGGTGTCGAAAAGGTCAGTAATCCAGTACCTGGATCGATGCTATAGCCGGATGGGTTTTGCGTTATCCCATCAAGGTAAACAGCGGTGATTAGGTTGGGTGCGACGATCGGCTCGGCAAAGCCGCCGCCGAGCAACGCCGTGCCCATTGTGCGCTGCAGCTGAAAGGCAGCCGAACTCGAGTCTCCTGTGCCGAGATACTGACCAATTACCTGGTAATCGCTGGGGTCTTGGAACAAAAACGTACCATAGGCGCCCTGGCAGTCCAGGTAGAACCCCATCAGCGTTCGCAATTCGTCTAACCCTACATCCGGGTTGTCACGTAAGAACGCAAAAACCAGAGTAAACTGCCACAAGGGATAGGGATAATCGAGCGCCCGTAACTCGCGGCCAGAGACGGCGCGCTGGATACGGGTCTGAAACGTTGGCGCCTTGGTCACACTCCAGGCGAGCCCGGGCAGGGCCGGGAAAATCAGCGCCATCAGGCGCTCCGCAGCGCCGCGCCGTTGCGCATCGCCCGGTTGATCGCGGCGACCAGGACATTGCCGTTCGACTGAAAGAATTTTGCGACGGACTGGCTGTCGATAGCCGAAACATTGAACATCACGTTCGCTCCGCCGCCCGACCCGCCAGCACCGACTCCGCTGCCGGCGATCATCGATTGTAGCCCTTGGCTGATATTCGCCGGCAACACCATTTCATTGGCGTGCAGCATAGCCAACGAGGTTGAGGGCACCATCCAACCGCCCTGTGCCGACGGCACTATGCCGCCATGCTCGAAACCGAACAGTGAGCCGATGCCTTTGAACAGGCTGCCGAAGATCCCACCACCCGACACCAGACTGCCGAGCCCGAGCGTACCTGAGAGACCCCCGGAACCGAATAGACCCGCAGAAATCCCGCCACCCACGATATCTTCACCGGCGCCGGAGATGCCGCCCCAAAAATCCTGATCGCCACTGCTGCCACCGTTACCTGCTAGGCTCGCGCCGAGCAGTTTGCCGATCTCACCGAAGACGCTCTTGACCGCCGAGTTGACGAATTCTGCGACGATCGACTGTGCGAGATTTGACAATGCCTTTTGCACCGTTGTCGTCCCCAGGATGATACCGGTGATCGACGTGTCCACCGCACGCTGGATCGGCTGCAGCAGGCTGTCCCACTGTTTTTCGCTGTTCTGTACAGCCTGAGCGTCCAGCTTGTCCTTGTCCGTCAGATACTTTTCATAGGCGAGCTCTTCTTGGCTGGTTAGCTTTTCGCGTGTGCGGACGTCGTTTACGGCCGCTGCCAACTTCTTTTCGTAATAATCCTGCTCAAGCGCCCATTCGGTGTCGAGCAGATCCTTGAGCCGAGATACCTCCTCGCTGGCCGAAATTTTACCGAGCTCCGCCTCTTCCTGAATCGCGGCTTTCCTACGCGCATAAGCAGCATCGGTGACCTTTTCATCAGCATCGAGAGAGGTAAGCATGTCTCGTTCGTTTTGAACTGCCAACTGCTTTTCGAGCTGGTAGATATTATTTTCGACCGCTAGCTGCTCCTTTGAGCCCGCCTGAGTTAACGCCAGCTTGTCCTGCCAGAAAGCCAATTCTTCGGCTTTCGAATCGGCAAAAAAGCCTGTTCGTCGCCGAGTTGGCTTTGCAATTCGGCGCGCCATTCCTGCACGCGATTTTGGACGCCGCCGCCAGACTGACTGCTCACGCCCGCCTGGATGACGGAGCTTCTCCCGCCCTGGCCATGAGAAGATGCGGCGGCTGTAATCGAACCCACCGCGCTGGCGGCCGAGGCGGAGAGGTTTGCCGCTTTGGCCTGCAGCGCGCCAATCGTCGATCCGATCTGCGCCGCAGCGGCGGTGATGTACGATTGCGCTTGCTGAGCAGCGGTGCCGAGACCGGCTAACTGAGCCTTCATCGCCTCAGTGGCTGATTCTACCGAATTCGTCGCGGTCTGCATCCCAGATTGCAGATCCTCGGTTCGTGCGGTAATGGCGACGCTGGTTTCAATATCAGCCACGACAGCCTCTCAGTCGAAAATGGAGCATCGAGCGCCCTGTCGGTCGGCGGCGCACTCGCACGCCGCATTTCGCTTAAGCATCTGTCGTTTGCGTGACGCTGCGCTTCAGCTCGGAGAAATCGAGCACCACAGGGGCGAGTCCTAAATGTACATCCCCTCCCGCGAAGCCCGACCCGAGTTCCGCGAGGACGGCGCCGATGTCCAAACTCTCCCCCGTCGCTGGGGGTGCGGGTGCGAGGGACCCAAATCGGTTCCGCTTGCCGGACCCAAGATAGGCGGCGACCATCAAGTGCAGCGGCGGATGATTGATCCAATATCGGGTCAACTCCTCGACATCGAGGAGGGTCATTGCATCGATTACGGGATAGCTGTAGCCGCAGGTGGTAGCGAGGAGACCGTAGATGTGCCCCCAGCCGCCGTTGGGCTCGATCCCGACGCTAGCATGCCGGCCCCCGGATCCGGCCCGGGGGCCGGCGCTTCCCCCGGCGATCGCTCCCGCGGCCTCAGACCGGAGCCGGTTAGGACCGCATTAAGCACCGTGCCCGCGTTGCCGAGATCCAGCAGGTTTTCGACAATTTCCACCGAGATGTCAGGATAATTGCGCTGCAGGGCTGCAGCGACGATCTCGACCAGAATCCCGATCTGCTTCTCGCCCATTTGTGAACCGATTTCGGTAAGCTGCTGCACCTTGGGCATGAGTCGTCGGAGTTGGCCTAGTGTTAATGGGGGAACAGTCCACTGCTGGCCACCCATTGCGACCATTATGCCGGGGATCACTATCTCCTCCTGTCAGTTTCGAGACCGCAGGATCTGAGTGCAGGCATCATTCGACGGTGCTGAGGTAGCCGATAGTGCCCGACGCGTCGGCAAAAGCCATAAAATCCAGTTCGCTGATCGACCAATCATCGATCTTGGTCGGCATCGATAGCTTATTGGCGGTACAGGCGTTGAGCCGCAACGCCAAACCTTCGCCGGAATAGGTCGTGTAGAACGTCGCCTTGAAAGTCGGCGTCGTGCCCATCAACTGGTTGGTCAAAGTTAGCTTATTGCCGCTGATCGTAACATTGTAGGTGTAGGAGATCAGCAGCGCCACATTCGCGTCGGCAGCCGCAAACGTGTAAACCCCAGTTGCGAAATTGACCGAATACTGCCCAGCAGCGGAGGGCGTTGTCACCCGGTTGAACCGTTTGCCGGTCCCGGCATAGACAACGCCGAGGTCATCGTTGTAGGTCGCTGCGTTGGCGACGGTCGCCGTGTAGGGCGTTACCGCCGGAACCGTGGCCGCCTCGAGCTGCGACACGGCGAATTGGCCGGTTGCCGCTGGTGTCCCGAAAAAGATGTCAGAATAGAGCAGACCGAGGATCTGGGCGAATTTGGCCTTTCCGCTGATCTTGCCTTGGCCGCGGGCGATAGCCACTGGAAATTGGAGCTGGCCATACAACTCCTTGTCGGTCCAGTCGAAATCGATCTGGATGTCCTGGAGCACGCCGAACTGGCGCGGGCCGATCCCCGA